GGTGCCCCTGAAATCGGAGTAACAGAAATTCTGACTCAATACAGCAGTTTGCCAAACTACACTGTTTATACTCTCGGGATCACTGCAAATACAACTGCCAATGTAACTAGTGCTATTGCCACTAATAATACTCCAGCAATCTATATTCAATATGCAATCATTAGAAATAATGCTTCCAGGTCAGGATGGCTAAAACTAGCCAGTAACACCGCTAATATTGCAGCACCTGGTGCAATTGTCTACGACGAAGAATACAGCGAAACATCTGATGTTGGGGTGGTTTTTGGTTACACACCCATAGGCACAACAGGTTCAAATGCCTATGTTCAACTTACTGCCACTGTATCGAATTCTTCGGCGTTTAACGCAAACATGCAGTATACTATAAGCACTTTATCCTTTTAACTTTATCAATAATTAATCAGCATGTGGAATCTACTACCCAGCGAACGGCTTCGCTGTTGGCAAGATTTTCGTAAATCTATTAGCCAAAAAAATTTCGAAGATGCTCTCAAAGAAACAACACATCTGTGGAGCTACGCACCATATCAAGCACATTATTTGACCACCGATCAAATCAACGAATGGCCTGGGCCATGGGAATTAATATATGAAAACTATTACTGTGATCTTGCAAAGGCGCTGGGAATAGTGTATACTTTATATCTAAGTAGCCACAGATCAGAAATCGAAATAAGGATATATAATGATCCTTCAACCAAGGAACAGTATAATTTAGTATTTGTTGACAAAGGAAAATATGTCCTTAATTACATTCACGACGAAGTAGTAAATAAAAAACAAATTAACAAAGACCTAAAATTAATTAAGACACTGTCCGAATCGGATCTAGGGCTTTATAAATTACAATAAGAGAAAAAGAATCAATGACACAAATTCAAGTTATAAAACGAGACGGACACAAAGAACCGCTAGATTTAGAAAAATTACATAAAGTTGTATTTTGGGCCACTAAAGATATCACAGGTGTGAGCGCCAGTGAGTTAGAAATCAAAAGTCGCATACAATTTTATAACGGAATCAAAACCACAGACATTCAAGAAACCATGATTAAGAGTGCCGCTGACCTTATCAGCGAAGACGCTCCTAATTATCAATATGTAGCAGGTAGATTGATTAACTATCATCTTAGAAAACAAGTTTATGGAAATTATCAACCTTGTAGTGTATTAGAGCTAGTTAAAAAGAATGTTTCCAGAGGATTCTATGATCAAGGATTGCTGGAAGCTTTTAGTGAAGAAGAATGGAATGAGCTCGATCAATTTGTGGTTCACGAAAGAGATGAACAGTTTACCTATGTGGCCATGGAACAATGGCGTGGGAAATACTTGGTACAGAATCGCGTTACTGGAGAAATCTACGAAACGCCACAAATGGCCTACATTTTAATTGCAGCAACTTTATTTCAAAAATATCCCAAGGAAACAAGACTTCAATGGGTAAAGGATTATTATAATGCGGTATCTAATCATGATATTAGTTTGCCTACCCCCATTATGGCTGGTGTACGTACACCACAAAAACAATTTAGTTCGTGCGTTCTTATTGAGACTGATGATAGCTTGGACAGTATTAATGCTACTGCTAGCAGTATCGTACGATACGTCAGCCAAAAAGCCGGAATTGGTATTGGAGCAGGACGAATTAGGGCTTTGGGTTCGCCTATTAGGAGTGGAGATGCCTATCACACGGGTGTGATTCCTTTTTACAAACATTTTCAAAGTGCAACTCGCAGTTGTAGCCAAGGCGGAGTACGCAATGGTGCAGCAACTTTGTATTATCCTATATGGCATTTGGAAGTCGATGACTTGTTAGTACTTAAAAACAACAAAGGTACTGAAGACAATCGTGTTCGACATATGGACTATGGTGTACAGTTCAACAAACTCATGTACGAACGATTGATCACTGGCGGCGACATTACTTGTTTTAGTCCACATGACGTTCCTGAAATGTACGAAGCGTTCTTCAATGATCAAGATAAATTTAAAGAATTGTATGAACGTGCAGAACGCAACACCAAGCTACGAAAGAAAACTTATAAAGCATTAGACTTATTTGGCAGGTTCGTGCAAGAACGAAAAGACACTGGTAGGGTCTATTTAATGAATGTGGACCATGCTAACACTCATAGTCCTTTTAAAGAAAAAATTGCTCCTATTAAAATGAGTAATCTATGCACTGAAATCGACTTGCCCACAGTGCCACTTAAAGATCTTAACGATCCTGACGGAAGAATTGCATTGTGTACTCTAAGTGCGACCAACTGGGGCAATGTTAAAAGTCCAAAAGATTTCGAACGTATGTGTACACTAGCAGTACGAGGATTGGATGCACTATTAAGCTATCAGCACTATCCAGTATTAGCTGCTAAGTTGGCCACAGAAGAATTTAGACCATTGGGTATTGGTATTATTAATTTTGCATATTTCTTGGCCAAGCATGATGTCAGCTACAGTGATCCACGTGCATTGGCTCTGGTCGATGAATATGCAGAAGCATGGAGTTACTATCTAATTAAAGCCAGTGTAGAGCTTGCAAAAGAGCAAGGGGCTTGTGGTCGTTGGAAAGATTTAAAATCAGCTGATGGTATTTTGCCAATCGACACACGTAAGTCGGAAGTCGACGAACTTGTGTCACATCAAGAGCGTATGGATTGGCAAAGTCTCAGAGAAGATGCCACACGTTACGGGCAAAGAAATGCCACACTGATGGCGTTAATGCCTGCGGAAACTTCTGCACAGATCAGTAACAGTACCAATGGTATCGAGCCTCCACGCAGCTATGTCAGTGTTAAACAAAGCAAGCATGGTGTTTTGAAACAGGTTGTACCTGAATATCGAAAACTAAAAAACAAATACGAACTACTGTGGGATCAAAAATCTCCTGAAGGTTATTTGAAAATTTGTGCAGTTCTTCAAAAATATATCGATCAAGGTATCAGTGTTAACACCAGTTATAATCCGCACCATTACGAAGATGAAAAAATTCCAATGAGTGAAATGATTGGTCACCTACTTATGTGTTATAAGTATGGTACTAAGCAACTATATTATTTCAACACCATGGACGGGCAAGGTGAAATTGACATAGATAAATTAGCAGTTAAAAAAGAAGAGCCCACCGAGCTCACTGATCAAGAAGACTGCGACAGTTGCGTCATTTAAGGAACCATAATATGAAAAAAATCTTTTCGATACTTTTATTTGTTTTTTCTCTGTCTGCATTTGCACAGCAACCGACACTTACTGTTTGCCAAGGTAAGTTTGCGTTGTGTGCAGCCAGCACTTGTACTAAAACAGGTAAAACAATTACAACTAATAACGGTGTTACCTATCCCGAAGTGGTATGTAAATGTCCGGTATTAGAAGGACCCAGTATTGCCGATTTAAGCGCAGGTGTCATGAAAGGTAGTTGTAGCGTCGACGATCCAACGACACAAGTTTGGAGTTTATTTGCACCAAGATTAGTTGAAGGATTTCATTATCCACAGGAAGCTAATAATTTCGCAAGAACCCCGCCCAGCGCCACTAAAGCAAAAATTCAAAGTTGTCCTGGTGCTATTGCCGAAGGGTCAACTAACTGTTGGGGTATGATGTGTAAGTACGATAAAGATCCAACCAATGGAACTATTACTGCCATTTGCAGTTGTCCAATTGGTCAAATTGCTAAAGGCACAGAGTTCTTAACAGAAGCAGGTCAGGGCAATAAAGCAGCCTGTGCAAAACATCCAGTGGCTGCACCTGATCCATTAGCCAAACCTGCCAAATCAGTAAAATAAGGTCTAAATCTAAAATGAGCGTTTTTAATATTAATAATAAAGGTAGTCATACCAAAGCGTTGGCATTTCTAGATCCGAACGGTCCAGTCAACGTTCAACGTTACGAAACTTTAAAATATCGTCAGTTTGACAAACTCACCGACAAACAACTAGGATTTTTTTGGCGGCCAGAAGAAGTTGATCTGTTGCGCGATGCCAAAGATTTTAAAGAGTTAACAGATTTTGAACAACATATCTTTACTAGTAATTTAAAACGTCAAATTCTATTAGACAGTGTTCAAGGCCGCAGTCCGAATTTGGCTTTACTACCTTTGGCTACAATTCCTGAATTAGAAACATGGATCGAGACATGGGCATTCAATGAAACTATTCACAGTCGTAGCTATACTCACATTATTAGAAATGTGTTCAGTAACCCCAGTGAAGTTTTTGATGAAATATTAACCATTGAACCTATAGTTAATTGTGCCAAAGACATTAGTCGTTATTATGATGACTTAATAGAAGCTAGCTTATGGTATCAAACATTAGGAGTAGGCAATCACACTGTTAACGGTAAGGAAATCATTGTCGATCTTTATGAATTAAAGAAAAAATTGTGGTTGTGTTTAAATTCCGTTAATGCACTAGAAGGCATAAGATTTTATGTCAGCTTTGCCTGCTCGTGGGCTTTTGCTGAACTAAAGAAGATGGAAGGCAATGCTAAAACTATTAAACTGATTGCCAGGGATGAAAACATCCATCTTGGCAGCACACAGACTTTGCTTAAGTTGTTACCACAAGATGATCCGGACTATGCTCTACTTAAAGTAGAAACTAAAGAAGAATGTGAACGAATGTTTTTGAGTGCAGCCGAGCAAGAAAAAACTTGGGCAGAATATTTGTTTAAAGACGGATCGATGATCGGTCTTAATACACAACTGTTATGCCAATATGTTGACTGGTTAACTTGTAAACGTATGACAGCAGTGGGACTAGACTGTGGAATTAAACCAGGTAGCAATCCTTTGCCATGGACCGCTAAGTGGATTGCCGGAGCCGAAGTTCAAGTGGCACCGCAGGAAACCGAGATAAGTAGCTATGTGATCGGCGGAACTAAGCAAGACGTCGATCAATCTACTTTCAAAGGATTTACATTATAATGCTCACTGTCTATTCTAAAAATAACTGCCCTTTTTGTGTACAGGCAAAAAATTTACTAACGTTAAAAAACATTCCATTTACTGAAGTAAAAATCGACGAAGACTCGACTGCAAAAGAATTTGTATTAAATGAAGGTCACCGAACCGTGCCACAAATTTATTTAGGTGGAAAATTATTTGTACAAGGAGGCTTTCAAGGCCTATCAAAATTAACTGAAGATCAATTAAAGGAAAAATTAAGTGTTACAGAATAAAAGTTATAACAGCGGCGATATTGCTTGTTTTAAATTAGTCAACGGCGACGAAGTAGTTGCCAAAGTATTAGAGTCTCATTTGATGGGATGGACTGTAAACAGGCCCTGTACAGTTATTCCCAGCCCACAAGGACTGGGTCTGATGCAAAGCCTGTTTGCTGGTGATATAAATAAGGATGTAGAGCTTAAAAAGGAGCACGTAATGATGCACTCTCCGGTAATCAAACAGCTCGAGGACCATTACCTACAAACCACAACTGGAATTCAAACGGTAAGTAAAGGTCCCATTGTAGTTTAAGGACTTTTATGTCGGTAGTGAGACAAGGTGACATGTTTGGATATGGCGGTATTGTTACAGCCCCGGCAAGTTCATCTGTGACAGTTAATGGTAGACCAGTGGCATTATTCGGTGCCATATACACACCCCATTACGGTTGTACTCCTAAGACGTTTATACATTGTTTTGGATTTATATTCGACAACCCTGCAGGCGTTACCATAGAAGGACAAACTCCGATTACCAAAGGTGGTTTGGGTATATGCGGGCACAAACCCACTACAGGCAGTAGCGATGTTTTTATTGTAGGCGGCGGATTTGGTATTGCCGGCGCCATTTTAGGTGCAGGCCTACAAGGCAGCTTTACCCCCGCAGAAGGCGGTGCTGATGCAGTAGGCGGCGGATTAGCCAGCACTGCTGAGCAAACTGCAATCAATGACGCATTAACTGATGCTGTAGGAGATGGATTTGCCAGTGTAGCTGAACAAACTGCAATTTCTGGGTTCACTGATTCATTTAGTCAATTGGCTGACAGCTTCAGTGCTTTCACTGAACCTCTCACTTCTATTGCCGATTCGGTAGGCACTGTTACTGATACAATAAAAACTGCCTTAGGTGGGGGAATTATAGGAGACATTGCAGTGGGCGCAGCTAAGTCAGCCGCTAGTTCAGTGGTTACTTCTGCATGGGGGTCTTACGTAGTAGATAACACTGTTAGAACTTCTTCCCCACCTGCCAGTCCTAGTCGCACTACAATTGACGCTACTGCTACTTCGCCTTCTCAGATAGCAACAAATACCTTAGCAGTAAGAACTGAATCACCGACAATTACAGTATAATTAATAAACATGGCCATTCCTAGACAATATTTAAATAATAGTCCGCAAATTACAATAGCCAACCTAAGTCCATTGCAATTAGCTGCGGCATACTACATGGATCAAGGGCAGCAAATTCCTTTTTTTGTAAATCAGGAATTTTTAAGACAAATGACTACTTTTGCTAGTAGTGGATTAATTACTCCCGAAATGGTATCTGTTCCTGGAATTGCAGTAGTGCTAAAAGGTGACGATGTTTATGTACAAAGACGAGCAGCAGATTGTGGACCCGATGAAACTGATAGATATGAATATGTTTATGCAGGAACCAAACAAGATTTACTGCCAAACGGTGCTGGTGGCCCATGGGGAACAGGCGGTTTGACCAGCCAAGATCCTACTCCCAACAACGGAGTTGATCGTCAACCAGACATAGTAACAAATGTAACTGCCACGTATGGTACAAATGTTTCTGCTAGCACATCGGGGATAGGATAATGTCTTTAGATACAGGTAACACAACAAGCCCAGGGCCAACCATACCAGCTGGCCAGGCTGGCAGCACTGACAACAACTACGTTTATAACGTAGAGATGCCTCAGTATAATAATGTACCTTCAGTCAGTGGCCTGTATCAAGGAACATTGAGTGCTCAAGGAAATTTAGTTGCCATGCAAATAAATCCTGGTGCTCCTAAATTTAAATCCTTGGGCTTTGTACAGACCTTTGAGGGCTTGGAAGAGTTAACTGTTCAAATTCCATACCTAACAGGTTACTTCAGAGAATATTGGAAAAATCCAGCCAGCGCCACTTTTGGGGCAGACTCTGCTATTCCGGCAATAACGGCAGTTATGCCTTCATCGATTCCAGAATTGCAGGGCAATGCGTTATACTATGTGGATTTGCAACTTACTAGATTGTCTGGCAGTAACTTTTTTGATAACTATGCGTTTATTAATAGTTTCAATCAAATTCTAGGTTGGGTCACTACTAGCAATGAATATTTGGCTGCATTAAAAAATTCACAAGAAAACAATTTAGGATATTACGGTGCGAAGAACTATCAAGAATTTTTAACACAAGGATTTAGTAACTACGGGGTGGGAAATTCACTGAGAGCTGCCATAGGTAATATTGGCACTATGATAACAGAAATTAAAAATGGTTATTTCGGAACTGCAAATTCTGTGGCAAAACATCTACTGGATAAAGGGCTTGGGGCCATTGGTGATTTATCGACAAAATTGATAGCAGCTGATGTAAATTTTTCAAACATCTATGATGATTTATACACTCAAGATATAACGCTGGCACTAGAATCTATTACAGGTGCTGGAGACTTAGTAATAATTCAAACAGTGTTGGGAAGTACTATACCTAACCTTAGAAGTCCTTTAGACTATACTAGCATTGAACGAGTTTCGGGTGGAAATAATGATAGTGTATTTGCAAACTTTCAAGCATTCGGGTTAGATTTGTATCAAAGAGCTCCTGGGTTAACAGTGGCAAACGGTCAAGAATTACTGACCGTAATAGATCAAGTTTTGGCGCAGGTTCCTGCCAGTGTGGAATCATTGTCCACTCCTACTAGTTTATTGCCTGCTGCAATAATAGATGGGCTACGATCTTTCTTGCCCACTGGCCCAAATAGCGGACCAGTATCAATCTTAAATGTAATAGGAATGGCTTCGGGATATTTGATCAGCCAGATAACCGCAGTCAACCAAGCAATAGATCAACTAAATAAAACCAGTTATGGTAATCAAATTAGGGCTGCATTGACTGCTGTCAGTAAAACTTATTCGATTTTATCAAGTACACCGGTAATTACATCAGAGGATTCAACACCGCCGCCAGTTGACCTCGCTGCTAGGACTAATTATGATACTGCTGTTAATAATTATTTTAATATATTAAATGCAGCGGCCACTGATCCACAGACCAGCGCCATAGTAGATAAAATAAATAAAAATTGGTCAGAGCTTTGCCAGTTTACTTACTACGAAGTTGTGAACTATAATAAAGCCAATATTACAGCAGGGTCGTTCAATGACAATTCATTGATTTATGGCTTTGTAAATAGTTTACCAAGTTACGCAGCAGACAGTCAAAGCTTAGGAACTGACTATTTGTTGTTTGGTATGTGCCAGCCAAATCAAGCCGGCGACATTGTTAAATCTTTGTTAAATCAAAATAAAAATAACGACATTCTTAGCACCATCGGTGTTCGAATAACTGGTGCAGTATAAACCAAATTACTTGTTTTTTATCAAAAAAATGCTATAATAACAGTTGTTAACTAGTTAAGTTAGCAGTTTATGTCAGTTTAGTGTTGGTATATAAAACTGCACTGTCTAAAAAAGGAGAAAGTAATATGGCGTCTGCTATATCAAATCGCTACTATGACAGCATGATAAAGGTATTACAGTTTGCCTTATTGATGTTAGGATTATGTTTAGTTATATTTTTTATTACATCTATAACTAAACAAAAATTAGAATATTTACGTAGCAATCTATTTACAGGTGATTCTGTACAAATAACTGCGGCTGAAAGAACTAAGCAATTAGACTGCTTGACCAGAAATATTTACTGGGAAGCGGCCTCGGAACCTTTCGAAGGAAAAGTTGCTGTAGCTCAAGTTACCATGAACAGAGTGGCAGCTGGAAATTTTGGCAATGGAGTGTGTGGTGTGGTCTTTCAGAAAAATGTATTTTATGAAAAGGTCGTATGCCAATTTAGTTGGGCTTGTGAAAGTACACACAAGTTTAAACCCATACATCCCAAGTTGTATGCAGAAAGTGAAGAAGTAGCCAAAAAAGTTTTACTGGAAAATTTCAGACTGCCTGGACTAACTTCGGCGATATATTATCATGCTGACTATGTTAATCCCGGCTGGAGGAAAGAAAAAATTATCAAAATTGGTCGACACATTTTTTATAAAGGTTAACGATGCAAATCTCAAACATTAAATTTTTACGATTTTTGGTATTGATTAAAAAATTCTTTATTGATCATCTTAAAAAACTGACAGCTAATACCTTAGGGTGGTTAGCCGCAATTGTGTTACATTGTGCCACTGTTCCTAGTATATTAGCTCTAATGGCTGGTCTGACAGACAAATTACCTAGTGTAGATGTGATTTTGTTTATATGGGCTGGATTAGTATTACTGTTTGCACGAGCTATTCTTTTGAAAGATCAGTTAAATATTGTTACCATTGGCGCAGGCTTTATTGCACAATCAGTTTTAATGGCATTTATACTGTTTAAATAAAATGAATTATTTTCAACTACTTAAAAGACTATATGATATATATGATCCAATGGTCGATAAAGTAGTTGATCATAATACTATTATTCGAAAAATACGATATGCAATCCCTTATAAAGATTGTATAATTATATCTAATAAGACATCGACAGTGATATCAAATAATTTTGAAATTGCTGGACTCTATGATCCAGAAAAAGATGCAGATGGCGAGCCCCCCATTGAAATAGAAATAGGATTTCCCAAGCGTAAGGATTTTTATTACTTTAACGAAAGCGATTTCAGCAGGAATCACTGGAGTGAGTTTTGTATTAATTTTTCTCTTATTCTCGGTCACGAATATATGCATCTTAATCAATTCAGACGCAGAAATTTTAACTGGTGCCGAGCCTACAAAGGCACAAGTCTTAGACCGAACATTAGAGAACAACAAGAATATTACGGAGACTCTGACGAAATAGATGCTTATGCATTTACAGCAGCAGCTAATTTAATAACAGACTCTGTGCTGAATCCAAAATCTAAAAAAAATACAATAGAACACGCAAGACTTTACAAAACTTATATAAGTTTATTTGATAAAACCGACCCAGTGGTATTAAAATTTGTTCGCTTAACAAATCGATACTTAAAAAAATTGGAGCAGCAGTATCATGACACAGTCTTTACCTAACGACATAGAAGATCTCACCGAGGAAGAATTTATTGACAGTATCGGTGAAAACGATTTTGTTTTAATTTTAACTGAAGATGGAAATTTAAAAACATTTTTAATGCCCGAAATTTATAAGGATTCTAACTTGCCAGAAAACATCTCGAAGATTTTTAAACTGCTTAACGTCAATAACTTAGAATCAAGAACACTTCATTAATATGCTAAAAACATTCATGACAAGTCGGCCTCACACGATATTTGATGCAGCTAATCAAAAACATCGATCAGCTTATTATCGATATTTGCAAAGTGCTAGTTGGGTTGACTGTCCCTACCAATTTGTAGTAGAAGAACCTTACATAGACTTGCCACACTGCATAAATCAAAAAATGATCAAGTACTATATGGGTCGAGAATTTAGTAAAAATAAGAACAAAATACACATCAAATAACGGTTGCTCAAAACTCCCAATTTTGTTATAATAATGACATGATGCAATACACACTGATTACAAAAAACGGCAAAATTTTGCAATTTTATGTCAAGGCTGTGGCAGAAATGTATAAACAAATACACGGTGGTTATATTGTTTCAAACGATATTTTGGTTGACAAAACTCGCCAATCCGTAGTATAATAGCATTTTTACGAAAGTAAACAATCATGGCTTTTAAAGTTCTTGGACAACGCGACAGTCGTTTTCAGCCCATCAAAGGGCTGGAAGGTCCTTTTTATTTTGCTAACGGTAGAGTTTTGTACTACGATCCCAAAGCGGGCGAGTACTACGATAGTACTACAGATTTCTACGTGCCCCGGGAAGAAGTGGACCAATTGCACACGGAATTAGCACAACTCTTGTCAAGTTGACAGGTTTGTTGTAAAAATACAACAAAAATAGATGTTTTTTGCTTAAAAACAGGCATTTTTTGGTTGCTCGAAACTCACCATTTTGTTATAATACTATTATGATGAAACGTAAAGCACGCCAAGACCGCAAGCACGCCGTATACATGATGATGAACACCCAAACGGGCGAGTTCTATTTGGGTATCACGGTTTGCGCTCAACAGCTCAAGAAAGCTATCAAAGTTCGCTTCCAAAAACATGTTCGTCGTGCGTTGACTGAAAACAAAGATTGGACTCTGTGCCGCAACATCCGTGAGCACGGTGCTGAAGCTTTCGAAGTTGAAGTGGTAGAAGTTGTTCGTGGTCGCAAGCCTGCTCATACACGTGAGCGTG